AACCAAAAAAGAAAAGCAAAGCTAACGAGATGGAAGTAGATTTTTCAGAAGATATCAAAAATAGAAATAAACCTCAAGAACTAAAAGCAGAAGCTCCAAAAATTGAAGCTAAAATCGAAGAGGCAAATAACACAGCTGTAACTGCTCCAGCTCCAGAAATTAAAGCTCAAGATAATATAGTTGATATTCCAGATGACCAAAATACTGAATCTTTAGATGGAGAAAAAATTCAAACAACGCTTCTTCAAATGCAACACCAATATAAAATTTTACATTGGCAAACAACTTCATTTTCACAACACAAATCATTTGATGAAATCGTAAGTAGTTTAATAGAAAATACGGATGAATTTATTGAAACATACATGGGTAAATACGGCAGAGTAATTTCTGCTGGAACATTTAATATTACTCTTGCAAATTATAAAGATACAGATTTTGTAGCATTAACAGATTCTTATATTAATTTTATGATTAGTTTAAGCAACATGTTTGACGCTTCTAAAGATTCAGATTTATTAAATATTAGAGACGAAATTCTTGGTTCGCTTAATCAATTAAAATATCTATTATCACTAGTTTGATTTAATTAACGAAAATATAGGTTTAAATAATTTTAATTAGATTAATTTTAATTAGATTAAATTTAATATTTATTGTATAATAATATTAAATGAAAAAATACTGTACTAGTTGTGGTTCACCAACAGAATATTTATTAAAACAACCATTATTTTGTTCAAACTGTGGAAACTCCTTTAATCTGAATAATACATCTATTTCAAAAATTCAACCTAAAAAAATCATAAATAAAGAAAATTTAGAAATAGAAAGTGAACATGAAGAAGATATGGACTCAGAAGAAGTAAATTATGTTCCAAATATATCAAATCTAGATATAGATCTTCATATACCTCAAAATAAACCAGTTAAACTAGGTTCGATTTTAGGTACATCAGAAAATGTTGAGCCAATTCAATTATCAAACGTAGATAATCCAAACGTTAAAATGTCAAAAAAGAAAATTTTAGAAGAATTCGCTAAAGAAGCTGGCTCAATAAGAAAAAGCAAAAAAGGCAAATGAAGCCAGAAAAAATTACTTTTGAAAGTAAAATTGAAGAAATTAATAGAGAGATAAATAAAAGAAGAAATAAGTGGAATCTTACGGCGTTGGCTTGGATGGATTTTAGTGATGTAGCTCAAATATTAAGAATTCATATTTACAAAAAATGGGAGATGTATAACCCAAAACAACCGTTAGCCCCATGGATAAATAGAATAGCTAGTAATCAAATTAAAAATTTGATTAGAAATACTTATGGAAATTACTCTAGACCATGCTTAAAGTGCGCTGCAGCAGAGCAAGAAGATAGTTGTAATATTTATGGAACACAATGTAACAAATGTCCATTATATGCGAAATGGGAAAAAAGTAAAAAATCAGCTTACGATATTAAATTGCCAGTGGCTTTAGAAAATCACAGTCAGGAAGTGCATAATATAGTGCATGATTCTATCAATATAGAAAAAACAGCTAAAAATATTCATAAAAAAATGCATCAAGCTTTAAAACCTATCGAATGGAAATTTTATTCATTACATTTTGTAGAACATAAATCAGAGGAAGAAACAGCAAAAATGATGGGTTATAAAACTAATGAAAAAAATAGGAAAATTGGATATAAACAAATTAAAAATTTAAAAAAAGCAATAATGATAAAAGTTAAGAAATATTTATATAACGGCGACATAGATATAGAATAAAATGAGCGAAGAACTACCGCTACTAACAGATGAACAGCAACTTAAGTTGCTAGAGGAATGGAATAATAGACCAGAAAATCCTCCCTCCCTCAATGAACTAGTAAAGATAGCTTTTGGTCGAGAAGATTTAGATGGAAGAAGCAAAGAGGGTAAAATTGTAAAAAATTTTCTTGCATCTAGGCAAATTAAACCTAAAAAAAGTCATGAATATCAAGCTAAAGGATTAATAGATTTAACAGAAGATCAAAAAGAATATATTAGTAATAATTGCGCGACAATGACTGGTATTGAGATCGCTAAAATTTTATTTAAAAATGAATCATTAACTAATCTTTCTCAAGAAACTAGGAGCATTCTTGATTATATGAAAACTATTCCAAGTAATATTAAATATATTAATGATACAAATGAAAATATTGCCACGGAAAATTATAAAGCTCCACGAAGCGAAGAGAGAATGGTAGTAAAAATTAATAAATATATATTAGATGGAATTGACAAAGAAAAAATTACCCCAAGACAAAAAAAAGAAGTCAATTCTTTAATTGGTTATATGAATACTTATAGATTTACTCATCAAATTAATCTTTATAGTGATGAAAATGACAGAGATCTTTTTGAAAGCAGCTTTGTAAGATATACTTATGATAAAAGTGATTTAACTCAAGAAGAAGTTGATCAATATATTGTTTTAGCAACAGAGGTTGTAATATCATCCAGTATTCAACAAACAATTACAGCACTACAAGATCAAATAGATATAGCGACTCAAGAAGATGGTAAAATTCCAATGGCAGTAGTAGAGGCTAGTAGTACAGCTAGAAAAGAGTATAATGATTGCGTTAATCGCCAGCAGAAACTATTACAAGATTTAAAAGTAAAAAGAAGCGAAAGGCTTAGTAAACAAGTTAAAGAAAATGCTAGCATTTTAAACCTTGTTGAAATGTGGAAACAAGAAGAATCCAGGCAAAAATTAATAAAAATTGCAGAACTTAGAAAAAATAGTATTAAGAAAGAGATTGAAAGGCTTGGTTCGATGGACGAATTAAAAGCTAGGATACTTGGAATATCAGAAGACGATATTTTAAACGGATAAATTTATGTCAGTCATATGCAAAGTAGATGGAAAAGAATTTCCGACTGAAAAGGCTTTACATATGTCTCTTAAGGGTTATGGTTTAAATAAAGTCAAGTATTATCAAAAATATTTTGAAAGACGAGATTTATTAACAGATGAACTTATTAATTTTAAAACTAAAGAGCAATATCTAAATAGCGATTTTAACGATAAGAATAATATGAAAAAATGGCTTAAACAACAACCAATTGAAAAAGCTCAAGAATACTGCAAACAGCTATTATCTAAAAGAAAAAATGATAAAAATTTAATATACACTCCTTCACAAGTAGAGTTGAGAACAATTATGGCTCCATCTATTGTTTTTTACAATAAAATATTTGATAATTATTATGATGTTTGTTTAAGTTTAGGACTAGAGAACAGATTTATCCACCCAAATAATATAACAGATCAATTTAAAAATAAATTAAATAAGAAATCAATTATATACGTTGACACAAGAGAACAGAGCTGGTTAAAATTTGATACAAAATTTGAAATAAAGACTTTGCCAGTTGGAGATTATTCTTGTAGTAATAATGCCAAATGTTTTATAGAAAGAAAAAGCTTAAGTGATTTTATTAGCACATTGAGCGTTAAAAATTTTGATAGATTTAAAAATGAAATAGATAGAGCAAAGAAAAGTGGAGCATATTTAATTGTTATAGTCGAAGAAAAACTATCTAATGCACTTAGTTTTCAATATTTACCTCATATTAGTAAAAAAATTAAAGCAACTCCAGAATACATATTTCATAATGTAAGAGAATTATTACAAAATTATAATAATCTACAATTTCTTTTTGTAGATGGAAGAGGAGAGATGATAAGAGTAATTGAGTCTATTTTTGCGGCAGATTCTTTTTATGAACAAATAGATCTTCAATTAGCTTATGATTTAAAACTTTTATGATGCATTCTCCAGATAAATATAAAAAAGATTATCCAAACATTAATAAAGAATTAATGGAACTTAAAGGTATTCTTAATGATAAAGACGCTAAAATCTCTCTTGCCAAATTTTTAAGAGCGAACTTAGGCTTTACTACTGAACTTATAAGTGGAATTAAACTAGCACCATATCAAGAGATTCATCTTAAAGGTTTATTAAACAGAAACTTTAGCATGTGCGTATTTGGTCGAGGCTGTGGTAAGAGTTTTATTGCAAGCGTATTTTGTTTTCTTCAATGTGTTTTTGAACCTAATACTAAAATTCTAATTGCAGGACCAACTTTCAGAACAGCTAGATTCATATTTAATAATCTAGAAAAAATCGTAAATAGTAAAGGCGCGGAACTTCTTCAACAAGCTTTTGGTTCAAAAAGTAAAAGAAATGATCAATATGAATGGTCAATTAATGGGGGAAGTATTGTAGCTATCCCTTTAAGTGGTGAAAAGATTCGAGGATTTCGTGCTAATGTATTAGTGCTTGATGAGTTCCTTTTATTATCAGAAGATATTGTTAAAACTGTATTAATGCCGTTCTTAGTTGCCCCACAAAACATGAAAGAACGAATGGAAATTAGAGAAATGGAAGATACTTTAATTAGAGAAGGAGCAATGAAAGAAGAGGACAGAATGGTTTTTGAAAATAATAGCAAAATGATAGCTTTATCTTCGGCAAGTTATACGTTTGAAAATCTTTATAAAACATACAATGAATGGATAGAAAAAATTCATTCAAAAGAAGAAACAGAAGCATCTTATTTTGTATCTCAATTGAGTTACGAAGCTTTACCATTAGAAATGATAGATAAAACAATTATTGAGGAAGCTCAAAATGGTGGATCAAGTCATAGTAGTTTTTTAAGAGAGTATTGTGCAAGATTTATTGATGGTAGTGATAGTTATTTTAGTGCAAAAAAGATGGAAGATTGTACCATTCCAAATGGTCAAGCTCCACATACCTTAATGAAAGGGACTGCTGGTAAAAAATATATTCTTGCGATTGACCCGAATATGAGTGATAGTCCTAACGCGGATTATTTTGCTATGGCAGTTATGGAGATCGATGAAGAAACTAAAACTGGAACATTAGTTCATACTTATGCTGGATTAGGAAATTTAAAAAATCATGTTAATTATTTATATTATATTATGACTAATTTTAATATTGTATTTATGATTTTGGATAACGCTGGAGCAGATGTATTTCTTTCTGCTTGTAATCAATCTGAATTATTTAAAGGTAATAATTTAATAATCAATTCTTTTGAATTTAATTCTGATTTAGAAGGTGCAGATTACGATCAAGAAATTCGTAAAATCAGAAATAATTACAATCTAGAATCAAAGAAAATAGCTTTCAACCAAGTCTTTACAAGTAATTTTATTCGTAAAGCAAACGAGCATTTACAAGCATCTATTGATTATAAAAAAATATGGTTCGCTAGTAAAACTTGTGCTAATGATAATTTTTTTGAATCTGTATTCTCCCAAAATATTCCATTAGATTTAATGAAAACAGAAGAAAAGAAAGATTGGTCTACTTTAGATTTTATTGAAAATCAAGACGACTTTATTTATCAAACTAAAAAACAATGTACACTAGTAGAACATTCATCTACTGCTAGAGGCACTCAATCATTTGATTTGCCTCAACACTTGAAGAGGAGTAGCTCTGCTAATAAAGCTAGAAAAGACAATTATTCCGCACTTTTATTAGCAAATTGGGGTTTAAAGTGCTATTATGATATAATAAACGCACCAAAAGAACAAATATCCACCACATTTTCCCCTATAATGATTAATTAAGTGTAATATATAAGATTTTATGAATAAAAAGAGCAAAAAAATACAAGAAACAAAAGCCTCTATTCAAGAGAATGTGCCATTAATGGTATATGGTAGTGAGTCAAATAGCGAAAATAGAAGAGCAAAAATAGCAGAAATTAGAGCCTCTACATCTAATACCTCCTTCAGAAGGAATGCTTCTTCCACAATAGAAAGAACTGATAGATTTGCAAATATCGACAAAGGTTTAATTCCTTTTAAATATTCAAATTATGTTAAAAATCTTTCCACTTTAGACGTAAGGGATGCTATAACTTTATGTCAAAAAGCGTATTATAATGTAGCAATTTTTAGAAACACTATAGACCTAATGACGGAGTTTTCAAGTAGCCCAGTTTATCTTACTGGTGGAAGTCAAAAATCAAGAGAATTTTTTGATGCATATTTTAAAAAAATTAACTTAGCGAGTTTTCTTGATCAATTTTTTAGAGAATATTATAGAAGCGGAAATGTATTTGTTTATAGATTTGATACAGTAGTAAGTTCAGAGCAATTATTAAAAGTAACCCAAACTTTTGGGTCTAAATTAAAAACTATAGCAGAAGATGGATCTATTAAATTGCCAGCAAGATATACTATCGTTAATCCAGCAGATATTTATGTTGGTGGAACAGTAAATTACGCTTTTAATGTTTATTATAAGCTATTAAGCGATTATGAATTAGAAAGATTAAGAAGTCCAAAAACAGATGAAGATTTAGAAGTATATAACTCTTTACCAGATGATGTTAAAGAGAAAATTAAAAATAGAAATAACTCTTATATACTTGTTCCATTAGATAAAACAAAATTAGCAGCAGTTTTTTATAAAAAGCAAGATTATGAGCCTCTTTCTGTCCCAATGGGATTTCCAGTTCTTGATGATATTAATTGGAAACTTGAAATGAAAAAAATGGATATGGCAGTCACAAGAACCATGCAACAAGCAATTTTATTGGTTACCATGGGAGCTGAACCAGATAAAGGTGGAGTAAATCCAAAAAATTTACAAGCGATGCAATCTTTGTTTGAAAATCAAAGCATTGGCAGAGTACTTATAGCAGACTATACAACAAAAGCTCAATTTGTTATTCCTGATATAGCTAATTTAATTGGGCCACAAAAATACGAAGTTGTAGATAAAGATATTCAAATTGGATTAAATAATGTTCTTATTGGAAGCGAAAAATTCGCTAATCAAAGTATTAAAATTAAAGTTTTTGTAGAAAGACTGAATCAAGCTCGTGAAGTATTTCTTAATGAATTCTTAATTCCAGAAATTAGAAGAATGAGTAAAGATCTTGGTTTTAAAAACTTTCCAACACCTCACTTCCAAGACATGAATCTTAAGGATGATACTCAATTCTCTAGAGTCTATAATAGACTTATGGAGCTTGGGGTGCTTACTCCACAAGAAGGTATTCAAGCAATTGAAAAGGGAAGACTCCCAACCGAAGAAGAGTCCTTAGAATCACAACAAAAATTCAAAGACTTGAGAGACCAAGGCTTTTACCAACCGATTATTGGAGGATCAGCTGGCCAACCTGGAAGACCAACAGGAACTGGAACGCCACAAACCACAAAAAATGTATCCCCAATTGGAAAAAAACCTGCCCAAGTTAAGGCTAATTTTTCATTATTAAAAATTAAAGAAAATATATTAGCCAGCCAAACCCTTGAAGAAGAAGTTAAATCTGAACTTAGAAAAAAATTCAATGTTAAAAAATTAACTAATCAACAAAAAGAAAACTCTGAAAAGTTAACAGAAGTTATCATAGCTAATGAAAATCCAGAGAATTGGACTTCTAAAATTAAAGATTATATAGATAAACCTTTTGATAAAAATTTTGATCAAATAAATGCTATACAAGAATTAGCTTCAGAGCATCAAATAACAAATTATCTTGCATCTTTATTATATCATAGCAAAAGTTAATTTTTTGTGTAATAAAATTATATGCGTACATTTAATGGCCTGCAGATTTTCACAGCTCAATTAACACAATCTGGTCAGCTAGATTCTAGATATGTAAGAATTACGGGTGATGCCTTTATTAATGATAATTTATATGTGGACTATGATTTATATAAAAATCAAAATTTTAATGTAGGTGGTGTATATAATTTATTTTTATCTGATAATAGTGGCTCATATACAGGTTATTTGCCAAACATAACAGATAAACGATCTGTTTTTATTAAAATTATTGATTCAACATATCCAGTTCTTCTTACTGGATACCAAGGGCAAAAGTTTGATAATGCAGACTCAATTTTAAATCTTGCTTCACCAGTAGGTGTCACTTTGCTTGGGGTAAAAACAAATGGTTATACTGGATGGGTAAGTGTAAACTCCACAGCAGGAATAGGAATATAATAATATGGCAGAATTAAATACAATTTATTATAATGATCCAAATAGACAATTATATATTAATAATGATACAAATGAATTTATTGTTTCTGGATATAGATTAGTAGTAGATAATAATTTAAATCGTGATCTTTTACTAGTTACTCCACCTCCATCGCCATTATCTGCAGGAAAAAAGGGTAATATTGCTTTTGATAAAAATTATGTTTATTATTGTTTGGAAAATAACACATGGGCTAGAAGTGCGTTAGCTGCATGGGATACTATAAGGCCAGAAGGATTTGTAACAGAATTAGACAATGGTAATACGGTGCGGCTACCAACCCCATCTCATTGGTGGCCACTGACCCAAGATTCAAACTCTAAATTAGGAGATTATAATTTTATTCAATACGGTGCGGTTAGTTATTCTTCTGGTGGAGCAGAGACCTCTAACACTCGTACATTCAAAGTAGGATCATTTGGAAACTCACTTTTGAATTATAGTTCAAATCTTATAGAACCAAGTACTTTGAATCAAAGTTTTTCAATTAGTTTTGAAACAAAAAGATTAATAAATCTTACGCCAGCAAATCAATTTATATTAGGAAATGCGTTTGGTAAATTAGGTTTTTATTTTGAATACGCAAATCAAAATGGCACAGCGACTGGGAATTATTTAACATTCGCTTTCTCTACCCATCAAGCACCATCCTATAGCTGGACTAAGATACGAACAACTGGTCAAGTATTAGACGCACATTATCATCAGGTTGTAGTTGCAAATGATGCATACAATAGCGGATTATTTTTATATTTAGATGGAGCTCTACAAGCTTCTGGCAGATACGCAACTCGTCCAGGAAGTTATTACAACAACCCAAGTTTTCAAGGATTTGGAATTGGAGCAAACCCAAACGGAAGTTCAAATACCCCAGTTAATTCTGTAGAGTACAATACTCCAGTTGTTATTAAAAACCTTCATTTTTGGAAGGGTATAGCTATAACTTCTGGAAACGCAAAAGCATTATACAACGGCGGCGCATTTAAATCTTACCCATTTAATTAAATCTAAAATATTATAGTGTAATCCTATTTAAGGATTAAGGTTAATGCCAAAAAATAGGATTATTTACAACACTCAAGGACTATTTGTAGCTCCATATTCTGGAGAATATTTGAATGGTCAAGATTATTATCTTGCTAATTCTAAGATTTTAAAAAGATTAGAAAAAATACAAAATTTTAATTATGGAATAAATAGTAATACTGTTGAATTACATGGAATGGCTTCAAAAAAATATATATTTAGAGATATTATTGGGAGCCCACAAGTAACATTTGATTTTTCTTATATTCCAGACGGAATTACAAATGAAAATAGATTAAATTTTGATGTTAATCATTTTTCTGGAAGATATTTACCAATGTTTTCTGGATTATGCACAAATAATCTTTTATTTAATAACAAAGATTTTTATCTTGTCATTAATAAAGATGAAAATGATATTAATGCAGAAAATGCAATTATATCAAGTTCATTTATTAATCCAACTACAACTGGAGATGTAATAGATAAAAATAGTCCAAATTATAGTTTACTTCATTTTCAAAATTGCTCTTTAAATACTTATGCTTTTGATGTTTCAGTTGGAAATTTGCCATTAGTTACTCAAAATTATACTGCAGATAATATCACTTTTTATAATAGCGGTTCTGGAGTAAAGTATACATTCTTAGATTTGAAATCTGGAATTAATCAAACAAATACAGATACAATTATCATTCCAAAAAATTTAAATTATACTCAATCAAATTTGAGTGGAGAAAATATTCTCCTACCAGGAGATGCTAGCGTTACTTTTTATACAAATAATAGCACTGGGGTTTTATTTTATAATGAGACAATACAAAGTTTAAATTTTGATTTAAATTTTAATAGAAAAAATTATAAAAGCGTTAATTATAAATTTCCAATCATTAAAAAGATAGAATTTCCAGTTAATGGAAAATTAAATACTAGTTTTATTGTAAAAGAAAATTTAAGTGGTTCTTTTTTTGATACTTTAAATAGAAATGATGATTATAATATAGTAGTAAATTTTGCTTCAACTAGAAGTGACGTTTATCCTACGCAATTTACTTTTAGTGGTTGTAAATTCGATGCTATAGAATATAGTTCAAATATTAATTCTAATAAAATTGCTAATTTACATTTTAACTTTGACCTTGATCCAGATAATGCTAGCTCTAGAGGAATTTATACAAGTGGAAATTTAATGTATTCTTATATTAATAATCAGAAGAAAGTATTGATATTTTAATTTTTAACACATATAATATAGTGTAATATAATATGAAAACTATGCTATCTAAAATCTTTGGCCCCAATTGGAGATCTAGCTCATCTGGAATAGCCACAGTTGTAGCAGTTTGTACAGCAATAGCGATTCATTCTGATCCTTCGTTAGTAGCATTTCTTCCAGATAATGCAGAAGTTTATATTACTGGCATTTCAAAATTAGTAGCAGTTGTAAGTGGTATAGTTTTTGCGTTAACAGTAAAAGATGCAGCAGTTACTGGTGGAACAGTAGCTCAAACAAATGAAGCAGAAAAAAGAACTGGAGAAAATATATGAATAAATTAAATCTAATTGCAGTTGCTCTTTTGAGCATATTTCTTGGTGCTTGCGCCACAACCAATACTGGAAAAGTTGATGTTGCAACAAGCGTTGAAAACACTCTTCCTTATGTAAAACCAGCAGTTGTATTAGCTTGCACAGTTGTTCTTGATCAAGCAGTTTCTGGTAACGATAGAATTGAAAAAGCTAAAATGATTAATCATGTTGCTACTATTGTAGAAAAACTAACAGTTGGAACCACTCCAACTCCAGATCAACTTCAAAAAGCTCTTA